ACAGACGAAGAAGGTGAATCTCGAGATTGTCAGCTTACACTACGTGACATCGAGAATTCAGTACGTTGGTTAACTTACATTCGATAAGGAATATTATGACTACAATTATTGGTGACGCTAAGCGTTCAATTATCGTTTCAGATACAATGGTGTCTGACTCTGATTCAAACACAAAAGATCTTGACTTCAGGAAGGTAGTGAAGTTCAAAGATGGATGGCTAGCTGTAGCTGGAGATGTTCGCAACCTCGAGAAAGTACGTAGATGGTTGAACGACTCAACACTACCGAAGCCAGAGATCAAAGAAGAGTTTGATTGTGACTTCATGAAACTCACACCCGATGGGTTGTTTGTTACAGACAGACACTTAGATTTCTGGGAGTGTGTAACCGTAGACGCTTTAGGTTCTGGATCTGGCATCGCACTAGGTGCTATGAAACTAGGACACAAAGCTGAGGATGCCGTATGGGCTGCTACACAGGTTGATATCAACTCTGGCGGTAAGGTCATGGTATACTCTTTGGATAGTAGTGTTGGTAAAGAATACATTAGAAAGGCTAAGCGATGAAATACGTTTTGACAGAACAATCACCTATCGGTGAGGAGAGAGTTGTAAAAGAGTTCAACACACTCGAGGAAGCTATGGAGGCTCAGACTTTATTGAGATCCACGCTTTCTGAGGAGTGGTTGGTGCAGATATATGCTGCTCCTAAGTTCAAGATGATGCGTAAATACCTAAGAGAAAGGGATATCGATGGCAGGAAATCAAGCGAGTAGTATGTCTAGGGGTGATTTCACACCCTACAAGGTTCCTGACAAGAATACTCCACCTTCAACTGCGTACTTCAATGTAGTGAAAACTTGGATGACGCAACACATGCCAAAGGAGGTAGCTAAGTTTGAGGAGCACTTTGGAGAGAAGGAGTGGTGGGAGATTGTCCGTAAGGAAATGACCAAATACTCTTTTGGCTTCGAAGGTAATCAGGCACTATATTTGTTCAAGAAATATAAGGCAGTATTGAAATGAATATATTCTATCTCTCAGACAACCCAGTTGAAGCTGCAAAACTTCATTGCGACAAGCATGTTGTTAAGATGATCCTAGAGACTGCACAGATTCTTACATCCGTGCATCATCGACATGGAAACATCAACACTACCTATAAGTGTACACACAAGAACCATCCGTCTACTCTGTGGGCAGGTGATAGTGTGCTTCATTACAGGTGGTTGCAAAGACTTGGTATTGAGTTGTGTATTGAGTACACCCTTAGATACGGTAGAGTACACAAGACACAGGCACTACTAGAAGGTGAACTTGCAGAACCACCCGCTACTATGCCAGATAACGGTTGGGTTCCACCACCAGCATGTATGCCAGATGAATACAAAGTAGAAGATACAATTGAGTCGTACAAGAACTACTATCGTGGAGCGAAAGCTCACATGGCAGTATGGAAGTATTCTGTTAAACCAGAATTCATGAGTGTAACTGATGAGTCCTAATTGGACGAAACCTCGGGAGAGGTCTTACACATTTATAAAGGAGGACTATGAATCAAAACTTAGAGAAGTTTCATGAGTCTATTATGTTCGACAAAGGAGTAGAGCGTTACGATAGAAACTTCAGTAAAGCTGAAGAGAAGGGTAAACCTACACCTGTTGAGCACTCGTACAAGCGTGAGCTGTTCGAAGATTCTGTTATTGAACTGAAAGAACGTGTAGAGAACATTCCACTTAGAGGTCGTGAGGTTGAATGGCAGAAGGATGTTAAGAAGATCGGTGTTGAGAACTGCATTAACGTAGCCTACGACGCACTTCTATACGGATGGAAGAAGAAATCAGCCACAATGCCTGTAGTTGCAGTTGCTGACTACATCGGCAGAATGTGTTTGTCTCTTATCATTCCAGATGTCAGAAACATCACATCACAAGAGGATATACAAAGATGTCTCCGCTTAGGTGTTGAGGTGATCAATGCGATTGTGGCTATTCCAAAGCCAGCATTTGAATTGACCGATCCTGAGAAGATTGGTGCTTCTTACACACAAAGTGAAGTAATATGGGCACAACATGCTCTTGATCGTGTAAAGGAGATCTATGAGGATCAACGATTCGGTAGACCTATGTTCTCACCGATGGTTATCCCTCCAAGATCTATCCTCGAGGGTTGTTACTACGACGATCGAGTTGCTAGTAGAATGACACTAGCTTCTTCAAGATGGAGTAAGCAACTCTCACAGATTCGAGAGACAGCAGTTCTAGGCGGTAAATGGGCGAGAGCCGTAGACGCCATTCAAAGCGTTGGTCTAAAGCTGAACACTGAGATGATCTCTATTGTTCAAAGAGCCTACCTAAGTAATAAGATAACGGTAGACCCAGAGACAGGATCCAAGAGTAGACCATTCTCAAAGCTTCCAGCATCCGTGATACCCACAGGTCTCACAAGGAAAGAAGCAAATGAGATGAAGTCTCTTCAAGGTACATTCCTAGGTGAGTTCAACGAAGCGAAGGAATTCGCAAGAGAAGAAGCGATTTACCTACCAGCATTCGTAGATTTTAGAGGTAGAGTATACGCAGTTCCAAAGTTGAATCATCAGTCCGTAGACTGGATGAAGTCACTATGGTTGTTTGCTGAAGGAAAGCCAATCGATACTGTTGAAGCAGGAAATTGGTTGAAGATCCATCTAGCAAACTGTGGAGATTTTGGTAAGATCTCCAAAGCACCATTTGTTGATAGAGTTAAGTGGGTTGATGACAATCATGATCGAATCATGAAATTCGCCCTTGATCCGTTTGAGGATGTAGAGTGGTTCTATGAAGCATCAGAGCCATTCTGTTTCGCAGCAGCATGTATGGAATACAGAAAGTGGATGACTCAAGGTTCATCCTATATCTGTCACCTGCCTGTAGCTGTTGACGGTTAAAATTATAGCTGTCATTAAATCTCTCTAATTCGGTGGAACCCTGACCATTAAGTTGAAGGCAATACCGAGCCAAGCTCCGAAAGGAGAAGGTGTAACGACTAGTCGAAAGACGTAGATTCAAGTGAATCGAAACGGGAGACTCCTCTTATTGAGGATGAAGATATAGTCTGGTCTATGTAGAAATATATAGTAGTTTGTGTTTACCCTGAGAAGGGAGAAATATGTTTACACACGCAGTATATTGGATTCGACTGAATAGTCATGATGACATCAACAGCGAAGGTTATGTTGGTGTATCCTCGGACTTTGAAGCTAGGATGAAAGCACATGAGAAATTTGGGGCTGGAATGCTAGAGAATGTCAAGAAAAAGTACGGATGGAGTAGCCTAGTTAAAGAGATCTACTTCATTGGTACAGTAGAAGATTGTTATGATTTGGAACGTATTCTAAGACCAAGAGACAGAATCGGTTGGAACATCAATCAAGGCGGTCATGGTGGTTTTGAATATATAAATAACAATGGTCTATCGACACCATTTGTGTCAGAAGCCTGTAGAGAAGGACTAGCAGAATGGCATAAAACTGAAGAAGGGATGGCTTTCACTAAATCTCAAGGAGATTGGCTAGCTGAGAATTACCCTCACAGAAATAACTCAGAATATCAAAGACAACAGTCTGCTATATTCTGGGATGCCTATAGAGCTGGACTTCGAGAACATCCTACTAAAGATAAGGTGTATACTACAGAAGAGAAACTGAAGACGTACCCTAAAGCAACTTGTCCAAGTTGTGGTAAGACAGGGAACGCCAGAGGAATAAAGCAATGGCATGGTGTAGATGGAAGTAAATGTAAACACAAACAGACACAGAAATAACGAAACTGTGTTGAACAAAACGAGTAACTCGGGATTGCAGCATTTCTCAGCTATGGCTAGGGACACCTTCACTGGTTCAGCTGTAAACTTGGTTCCTATGGATAAACCTCAAGATGTCTATCAAGTAGCAGCTAACTATCTGTTAGAATTACTTGAAGCAGACAAGGAGAATCCGTTAGCGAAAGAATGGTTAGACTTTGGTATTAGTCGCAAGACTACCAAGAGAGCTACCATGACTATTTGTTACGGATCTCGTAAAGGTGGACTATCAAAGGATAAGAAGTCTGGAAAGATGAAAGCCTTCGGTTGGACTGAGCAGTTACTAGATGATATCATCGATGGTAATGAGCACAAGTTTGAGAATCCAAAGAAAGCTGCAGTTTATCTAGCGAATCACTTAGATGTTGTATTGCGTAAAATTGCTCCTAAACCTATGGAAGTGATGGATTGGTTACAGGGTGTTGCTGGTGTATTGTATAAATTCAATAAGCCAGTATATTGGGTAACTCCAATGAACTTTCCTGTTATCAACGCATACTACAAATCTAAAGAAGCACGCTTAGATATCTTCGAGAGAGGTAAGCGAACACAGATTCGCTACAACTATGGTACTACGGATGAGCTAATTGCTTCAAAGCAAAGAAACTCTATGTCACCTAACTTTGTTCACAGTTGTGATGCTGCTCACTTACAACTAACAGCTTTGAATTCCAAAGAAGCTGGTATCGATAGTTTCCTATTGATTCACGATTCGTTTAGTTGTTTGCCTGCAGACATGGAGAAATTCCATAAAATAGTGACAGAGTCATTTGTAGAGATGTATGAAAATTGGGATGCAATTCACGAAATGTACCTAAGTGCAATTCGTACAATTGGTGTGGAGAACGCTCATTTAATACCTGAGCCACCTTCATACGGTGATCTGGATTTGAGTAAAGTTCGCGATTCGCTATATGCGTTCGCTTGACTCACCCTCCACTATAGCCCTTCTATAATCAGCCTATCTGAAGAGTTCTAAATGAACGAAACGTCGGGAGACGTCATAGGCAAAATGTACTCATATTGTGTACATGGGTTCCTATTTACTAGGAGAAATATATGTCCGTACAACAACACTTAGCTATCAAAGCAATCTTGACAAACCCATTGGTAGGTGCTACTACTTCTGACATTGAGAAATTAAATGTCGTAAACGTAGCTTCTGTAATTAGCCAACTTCGCAAGAAGGGTCATCAGGTTGTATCTGTTAAGCGTAGCGGTAAGACATTCTATACTTTGCCTTTTGGTACTCGTGACCAATCTGCAAAGCTTACTAAAGCTCAACGTGAGACTATCGAGTTCGCTGTTAGTTTACAACAGTTAGCTTCTTAATCTCATATCTCGCTAGGGTGTCACGGTCGAGATGCCCTAGTTCCTTTTATGTCGACCTCAACTCAGGAGAGTTAAATGGCAACAAAGCCTAAATCAACTATCACCCCTCGTGGCGTAGCAATGTATCCATGGTTAACGAAACCAGATACTAAGTTCGATGCTGGTGGTATCTATAAGATGTCACTACAATTGAATTCTGAAGATGGTTCTACTCAAGAACTAGCAGACAAGATCCGTGATTTGTATTTAGAAGAATACGGTGACAAGAAACTAGCACGAGCCAACTTCCCATTCAAAGAAGACGGTGAGGGTAATACAGTATTTAGTTTCAAGTCTAGAAAGAAACCAAAGATCTACAACTCTAAGGGTCAGATTATTGCTAACCCTGACAGCTTGAAGATTGGCGGTGGATCCGAGGTTAAAGTAAGCTTCACAATGCAAGCTTATGACAAGGGTTCAAACTGTGGTGTTGTTCTTTACTTGAACGCTGTTCAAATCATTCAACTAGCAGAATATAAATCAGGTGCGTCGAGTTTCGGTGACGAGGGTGACGGTTTCACTGGTAGCGGTAACGCACCAGAACCTGTAGAGCTAGATGATGAAGAAGACAAAGATTTCTAAAGAAAAAGCATCATGGTTAGCAGGGTATAGGAGTGGTCTTGAGGAAGTTGTAGCACAACAACTCAAAGATGAAGGTATAGCTTTTGAATACGAGAAGATGAAAATCAAGTATGAGAAGCCTGTCACCAAGCACACTTATTGCCCTGACTTTGTTTTACCTTCAGGTATTATAATTGAGACCAAAGGAAGGTTGATCCTAGCCGATAGGAAGAAACATATTCTTATCAAGGAACAACATCCCGAGTTAGATATTAGGTTTTGCTTTCAGAACCCTAAAAACAAAATCTCTGCAGGATCGCCTACTACGTATGCTGATTGGGCTGAGAAGAATGGTTTTAAGTGGTGTCACAAAGTAATTCCTAAAGATTGGTTATTGGAGTAATATGAGTAGAGAAGCAACAGAAAGTAAGTTCCTAAGGCATGAGAATTGTGATGACTGCGGATCTTCTGACGCCAGAGGTGTCTACGAAGACGGATCATCTTATTGTTTCTCATGTTCGAAGTATCACTCACCAAAAGAGAATGGTGGCGAAACAGTAAAGGCTCCTAAGAAGTCTGTTGGTTCTTTATCGCAGTATGATGAGCTAACGGTTATGCCACTTGAAGCTCGAGGTATCACACAAGAGACTTGTGAAAAGTTTGGTGTAAGAATTGGAAAGGTAAACGGCAAGACCGTACAAGCGTTCCCGTTCTATAAAGATAACCAACTTATCGCATTCAAGACTAAAGATAGAGATAAGAATTTCTCTATTGTTGGTAACGGTAGTAAGTTACCATTCTTTGGTCAACATCTATGGAAACTACGTGGAAAGAAACTGGTAGTAACTGAGGGAGAGATTGATTGCATGACAATCAGTCAGTTACAAGGAAACCAGTGGCCAGTAGTTTCTGTTCCAACAGGTGCTCAATCTGCTCTGAAAACTTTCAGACAGAACATTGAGTGGCTTGACGGATGGGATGAGATTGTGATCATGTTCGATATGGATGAACCTGGTAGAGAAGCTGCAAAGAAATGTGCTGAGATTCTTCGACCTGGACAGGCTAAGATAGCTTCGTATCCGTTGAAAGACGCAAACGAAATGCTACTAGCTGGTAGATCCAAAGAACTTATGCAGTCTATGTGGGATGCCAAAGAGTATCGCCCTGATGGTATTATCGCAGCAAAAGAATTGTGGAGTAAGGTCGCAGAAGAAGACGTAATCGCCACAGTTATGTACCCATATGAAGAGTTGAACAAGAAGACTAAGGGACTACGTAGAGGAGAGTTAGTCACGGTGACTTCTGGCTCTGGTATGGGTAAATCCGCATTTGTCCGTGAGTTGGCTATGCATTTGATTCAAGAGAAGCAAACTGTCGGTTTGTTGTTTCTTGAAGAGAACCCACGTAGGACAATGCTAGGCTTGATGGGTATTTATTTGAATACTCCATTACACATCAGTCGTGAAGGTGTCAATATGGTTGAAATGAAGGAAGCTTATGATTATCTTGTGAAAGATGACAGACTATTCCTTTATGATCACTTCGGTTCTACCGATGTCGAGAACCTATTGAACAAGATACGATATATGGCTAGAGGTATGGGATGTCAATGGATTATCCTAGACCACTTGTCTATTATTGTGTCTGGTATCGCCGACGGTGACGAGCGTCGACTCATCGACAATACGATGACTCAACTACGCACCCTTGTTGAAGAAACTGGTATCGGTTTGATTCTTGTTTCGCATCTAAAGCGTGCAGGTGGAGATACAAGCCATGAGGAAGGTGGACAAACATCTCTTTCACAACTTCGTGGTTCTCACGCAATCGCTCAACTCTCAGATCTCGTTATTGGTTTGGAGAGAAACCAGCAATCTCAGACACAATCAAATGTAACTACTATTAGAGTTTTGAAGAATAGATTTAGTGGTGCAACTGGCACTGCAGGTAAACTAATATTTGATCCTACTACTGGTAGATTGTCTGAGAATTCTGGATTTAAGGAAGAGGAAGTAGATACTTCTAATGCCGAATTCTAGAGATGTCGGGAGACATTCTTTAGAGCAACCAGAGTGTTGCCTGATGGGATACGTCCCATTGGAGAACATTTTGTTCTAAAATCCAGTGACTATAAAATATGGAGAAAATATGAAACTAGTCTTTGACATAGAAACAGACGGATTACTTCCTGACGTTTCTAAGTGCCACATGCTTGTTACACAAGATGTAGACACAAAAGAGGTAAGAACTTTCATCAACAACGGTGAAGGTATCGACCAGATCCGTGAGGGTCTTGAGTTTCTTAGTACAGCCGATGAGCTTATTGGGCATAACGTAATTGATTACGACATCCCAGCATTGTTCAAGTTGTACAAGTGGAAACCAAGTCCTAATACGGTATTGACAGACACGCTTGTCCTAACAAGATTAGCAGAGTCTGATATGCAGAATACGGATTTCAGGAAGAAGATTCCTGGTATGCCAATAAAACTATACGGTAGTCATTCCCTAGAAGCTTGGGGATATCGTATTGGTGAACACAAAGATTCTAAGCCAGTTGACTTCTCAGTATTTACAGAAGAAATGGTTACGTATTGTGTTCAAGACGTTAAGACAAACTTAGCGTTGTATGAGAATATGATGTCTCGCAAGATGGCACAGAAAGCTATCGATCTAGAGATGGCAGCTGCAGCAACAGCCACACGTATGGAACATAACGGATTCACA